CTAGATCTCTCGGAATAAAGGCAACGTCCAAGATAGACCGCGCTAGAGTAAACGGGAAAGACTGCGGACCTAGGTATCGCGTTCAATTCTTCACGTCGCCAGATCGGCAAGTGTTCAAGCTGAAGCGCAAGGCGGCAAGGGTCTATGAGCGCGCATCCGCATCTAGATCAAAGACCAGGCAGATTGTATCGGTAGAAGAGGTTCCGTCCGTTCCAGTCCGGTGCATCCGTGTGGACTCGCCTAGCTCGCTATTCCTTGCCGGTCAGGGAATGGTCGCAACGCACAATACGCCGATTGCTGCCGGCATATGTTTATATGGGCTTTTCTGCGATGGAGAGTCAGGCGCTCAGATTTATTCAGCGGCAGCCGACAAAGATCAAGCCGCGATACTCTATCGCCACGCAAGCGGAATGATCTTGAATGAACCAGAGCTTTCAAGCCGAGCCAAGATCTACCGTGCTCTGAAATCAATCGAACGCACAGACGATGCCGCCAGCGTTTATCGCGTGCTGTCCAGTGACGCACATACAAAGCACGGCGGAAACTCTCATTTGATCCTGGTGGATGAATTGCACGCCCAGCCCAACCGCGATCTAGTTGATGTGCTGATGACTTCGATGGCATCGCAGGGCCGCAAGCAACCGCTCATCGTATTCATCACAACCGCCGACTTCATGCGGCCAAGCATCTGCAACGAGAAGTACGACTACGCATGCAAGGTGCGCGACGGCATCATTCCCGATCAATCATTTCTTCCAGTGATCTACGAGGCTGGAATCAAAGACGATTGGACATCAGAGGAAACATGGAAGAAAGCCAATCCCAATCTTGGCGTGTCCGTTTCCATCGACTATCTGCGCCGCGAGTGCGCCAGGGCCAAGGAGACACCAGCGTTTGAAAACACATTCAAGCGCCTGCATTTGAACATAAGGACACAGAACGATTGCCGCTGGATCTCCATGGAGAAATGGAACGGCAGCGACAGCGCAACCGAGGACCTAACCGGACGCGAATGCTTTGCCGGCCTTGACCTTGCCTCAGTGTCCGACCTTGCCGCGCTGGTTATGCTCTTTCCCGCAGAGGATGGCTACTTCGATTGCCTCGCCCGCTTCTGGTGCCCGGCTGAAGGCGCGGCACATCGCACCAGGCGCGACCGTGTACCGTATGAGCAATGGATCAAGGATGGATGGATCAAGGCAACAGAGGGAAACGTCACCGATTACGACGTGATCCGCGAGGATATTCGCCAGCTTTCAGAGCAATTCAGCATCCGCGAGATTGCCGTTGACCGCTGGAACGCAACTCAGATCACAACGCAACTCGGAGGTGACGGATTTGAAATGGTGCCATTTGGCCAGGGATTTGGATCAATGTCTGCACCATCCAAGGAGCTTGAGAAGATCATCATCGGCAAGCGACTGCGCCACGGCAATAACCCGGTACTGAACTGGATGGCCAGCAACGTCACCATCGAACAGGACGCTGCCGGCAACATCAAGCCATCCAAGAAGAAATCGACAGAGAAGATCGACGGCATCGTGGCCCTTGTCATGGCCCTTGGTCGCGCAATTTCTACCGCCCCCGAAGTAACCAGCGAAAGGATATGCTCCGTCTTATGAAACACCTACCACGCCTCCTGGCACCACTGGCCCTTGTGCTTTTCCCGTTGGCTCTTATATTCGCAGGAACCGCAATGCTTTCATTGCCGGCTGGCATGATCGTTGTTGGCGGTCTTCTGTGGCTTGATCTTTATCGCAAGGACCCGAAGCAATGAGCATCATCCGGCAGGCGCTTTCTATATTTGCCAGTGGCGTTGCAATGGATGTGAACAATCCCAACTACTGGGTTACGGACGTTGCCAGGTCGCGTCGCACACTTGCCGGCGCTCAGGTATCGCCAACAACGTCAATGACTCTCTCGACCTACTACGCCTGCCTACGCTCAATCGCCGAGGACGTCGGCAAGATCACGCTCATACTGTACGAGGGCCAGGACGGAGACGGCAAGCGCAAGGTGCCAGCCGTAGATAACACCGTTTACCGCCTGCTCAAGTCGTCACCGTCGCCCGAGCTTACGAGTCAGGTATTGCGCGAGACGCTGACCGGGAACGCTCTTGGCTGGGGCAATGGGTATGCCGAGATCCAGCGTACCGCCAGCGGCAAGCCTGTGGCATTGTGGCCAATCCATCCCAGCCGCGTCAAGATTTCTCGCGTCGATGGCAAGCTGGTATACGACGTGATGAGCAGCGAATGGCAGGCCGGAGCAATGGTCCGCTTGAATGCTCAGGATGTTTTGCACATTCACGGAGTTGGCGAGGACGGGGTGCAGGGATATTCGATTGCCAGGCAGGCCGCCGAGTCGATAGGCCTGAGCTTGTCCATGCAGGATTTCGGAGCGTCCTATTTCGGCAATGGCTCTCATACGTCGATGATCATCATGCACCCAGGTAAATACAGCGAGGTGGCAGAGAAGACATTGCGAGAATCATGGCAGAAGATGTATTCCGGACCTGAGAACGCGCACAAAACCGCCGTGCTATGGGACGGATCAAAGGTCGAACGCACAAGCATTCCACCAAACGAGGCGCAATTCCTTGAGGGTCGTCAGTTCCAAGTCGAGGAAATCTGCCGCTGGTTCCGCATGCCTCCACACAAGGTCCAACACCTGCTTCGCGCCACGTTCTCCAATATCGAACACTTGGATATTGAATACGTCCGCGACACCCTGATGCCCTGGCTTGTTCGCTGGGAGCAGGAAGTATGCCGGAAACTCCTTAGCGAACAGGAACAGACGCGCTACGTCGCTCGCCATTGCGTGTCGGAATTGATGCGCGGAGATAGTGCTGCCCGCTCGAATTATTACCGCTCCATGATTTCCACAGGTGCCATGTCGATCAATGAAGCGCGCGGCATGGAAGACTTGAACCCAGTGGATGACGACATCGGCAGTCAGCTATTCATGCAAGGCGCAATGACTACCGTTGAGAAGATCGTCAGTCAACCGGCCCCCATGAATCCATCAGCTCGCCCAGGAAAGCAGACGGCAACGCCTCGCTTACCAGAAGACGAGGAACCGGAAGAAGATGAGGAAGAAGACAACGAAACCGAGATGGATGCCAGCGTATTCCTCCCGGTATTCAGCGACGCCGAGGCGCGAGTGAATCGCAAGGAATCCATGGCGGTATCAAACACGCTACGCAAGCATCCAAAGACTTCTCCGGCCCTTACTGAATGGGCTGGGCAATTCTTCGGCGAGCATTCCGGCTATATCGTCGATGCGTTCACCCCGGCCATTCAGTCCGTGGAGCAAGCGCGAAAGATGATCGAACCAGGCTGGCAAGTCCCTGCTGGTCATGCCGCAGCAATCGCAACCGAGTATTGCTCGCGCCATGCTGGAATTGTGGCGAAAGGAAAAGCGCCGGAAATGATCTCTGGCGAGCTTGCTGATCGCATCATGTCTCCACTGCTTGTCGGACTGAAACCAAGCAAAGCGCCAGCCGTCGCCACGCTTCAGCCGCTTGTGATGAATATCACGGTGGACGACAGCAACGCCAAGAAGTCGCTGAGCGTCGAACGTGACGCTAAAGGCCGGATGACCGGAGTCACGGCAACAAGCACCAAGACCAAGGCCATTTCCATAGCCCGCGATAAGTCCGGGCAGATTGTGGGAATGCAATGATCACGCTATCGAAACACGCGGCGAGTGCTGCGACTGATGCCGTCTGCGATCTGCTGAATGGCGGTAGTCTAAAGATTTACAACGACGCTGGCGTTTTGTTGGCAGAGCCTCGCTTTGAAAAGCGGGCATTCAAGGTTGCTATTGACGGGCTTGCCGAGTCTTACCCATTGGAAGACGACGACAACGCAAGCGCCAGCGGAGAGGCTAAGCGCTTTTCCGCATGTGATCCCGCTGGCGACGTGATCTTTTCCGGAACCGTTGGCGATGATCTGAAGATGGACAATCCGCACATCGCAGCAGGCGCTCGCGTGCAAGGCGACCGCGTGACCTTTTCCTTCCGAGGTGAATAATGGCATATATCTCTGACGTAACCACGATGACCGGCGCTCTTGCGGCTTCATTCGTCGCTGATCTTACCGGCATTCCGTATGTTTCCGGTGACATGCTGCTTCTATGTGTCGCAGTCAGACAGAACGGACAGATCAATACGCCGTCAGGTTGGACCGCTATCGGAACCAATATCGCAGCAACCGGCTCTACTTCGACAACGCAATGGTTCTACAAGATCGCCGCATCCTCATCGGAAACTAATCCGACGATTACCCTGTCTACAGGATCTTCACAGTGGGTCGCTGCCTATTACGTCGTGAAAGACGTTTCCGTTGCGACCGCCCCGGTATTCACCCGTGTAGATATTGCTGCTGCAAACAGCGGCACCGTCACGATGGGCGTCGTCGATACAACGACTCTCGGCGCGAATGCGCTCGTATTCTATTCTGTTTCCCGAGCATTGTCCGCCCAAGGCTCTTGGAATCCTGGGGAAATCTGTCAGGATGCGTACGTAAATAATACACTGTCACTCGCAGCAGGGCACCGCATCCAGGTGTCTGCTGGCAATACTCCATCATCGATTGTGGGAGGTTTTGATACTCTGGTCTATGGCGGAACCGCTTGCACGCTGGCATTCCAGAACGCGACGAATGGCGTTGTGAATCCTCATGCCGAGGACTGGTGCGCCGAGATGCTGCACGGCGGCCTGATGGCTCGCTTCCGAGAAATAAAGATGGCCGCAAACACGATGTGGAACGTGACTGGCGTCGCATCAACTGATGTATTCACCGCGACCGGGGCCGGATTCGTAAACGGCGACGTGGTCGTGTTCCATAGTCAGACTGCTGGCGCTGGTATAGGACTAACCTCGCCATATTGGGTGCGCGACGCTTCTGGTGATACCTTCAAAGTTTCGTTAAATAAGGGTGGAAACGCCGTCAATCTTACGTCAGACCTTACCGCTGGTACAGTAAGTCTTGCAAACCACTTGTTCGGGATGCCAGCGGACATCGCGTCTACGATCAACAGCATCGCATGTGAGGGCACAACGGGATGCCGTTTTCAGCTAAACGCTGAAAACATCCAATCTATTAAAGACACAACATCCGCCGCAGCCGCGTGGCATGGGCAGATCATAACCCCGCCGTACGCAGCGTCGTATAATCTGACGAACAAAACGGTTATTGTTCAATTCCGTATGAACGGCGACCCTACTGTCATTTTGTCAGAGGGCGCGATCATTGTCTTCGGTGACGGAACAAACTGGACTGCCTATAACATCGGAAAGCGGGCTGCGTTATCGTTTGTGGATGAGCAGGTCCATGCGATAGCTGTTGGTAACGCGCCTGTGTACGCATCGAGCGGATCTATCAATTGGGCCGCTGTTACCAAGATTGGCGTGCTTTTCCACAGGAGTTCGTCAAACGTATCGGCTGGGTATATCCTGTCCAGAATCTATGCGATTTCGAATCCTATCGTCATCACAGGTGGCGCGGCAGTAAAACCTATCTCGCCAACTGAAATTACGCTGTTGTTCGGAACGACCATTCCGAAGATCGGGCCAAGCTCCGGCAGCGGACAGATGATCCAACGTTTGCCGCTACAAATTGGCGATGGCACTAACAAGACGTACTTCGATTGTGAGTCAGGGTCCATCGAAAGCCCGCTGGTCAATAACCCCAATAAGTCAACGTCAAAGCTTGACGTCATAAGCTCAGCGATTCAGACGTTCACCGTTCGTACCTCGTCGCTTGATACCTACAAAGCCGCCGCGTCCGTGCGTGCTTCTTCATTGCTTACCAATTTCACAATCCACGCATCGTCGGTAGCGCCTGTTATCGCTGATTTCACATCGGCATCGTTCATCGGTGAGAAGCCTACATTTACCGCAAATCTTCCGCCGAACAACGCGACATTCCTGGGGTGCGATACCGTAAATCTTGACGCCGCTCATGTTACCGGAGTGACCGTATCAGGATCCGTCGCATCGCTCTATGCTGCCGATCTCAACGACAGCGCATCCATCCTCAATAGTTCATTTACGAAAGGATCAGAAACCTACGCAATCAGAATCCAGGCGGCTGGTTCTTTCGATCTTTCCGGCACGACGTTCAGCGGCTACACCAACGACCTAAAGATCACAGCGGCAAGCGGAACCGTGAC